AACTCAATATATTGCTGGGCTCCCTGTTGGCGAGCCGCTAGTTTTGCTTCTGCTTCTGACTTAGCATCTTGGCTAATTTTAGAGTAAATACCAGACAATTTAAGACCAAGCTCACTATCTATAGCGTCTTGCACCTGTCTGTTTTGCGTCTCGACCGCACCAATGTTAGCTGTGCCAAAATCACTACCAATCAAACCACGACGTGCATTAACTGCCGTTGCTTGTCCTAGTCTTCCCTGCCCCGCAATTCGCTCTTGTGCTTTTTTCTCGGCATAAATACGGTTAAGCGCATCAATCTCAGCCTGAAAACGAGCTTGTGTGTCAGAACGTATCTTGTTTTCATCTACTGGATTCATCATGTCTTTGTACATTTGTCCTTGAAAGGAATATGCTGATTCCAAATCACTGTTCTGACCAGGAATAAGGCCAGCATACGCCTGACCAATAGTTGGATTACCGTTAGCATCAACACGACCAGCCATCAGATCATTGGCGTATACTGGTTTTTGTGTTGTTGTTTTTGGTGTAGTTGCTCCCGAAGTTCCACTATCAAGAGCATAACCACTATTTAAAAGTTTTTCACCAAACGTAATATCACTGCCCGCACCTTGTCGCGTAGCAAGGTCTTGTTGTGTTGGGTCAATTACTAAGTCTGGATTATATTTGTTTCGATAAAGTGCCATATCATTAAGCAATAGCCTCCCAGTAGATATTTACATCCCCAGGAGAATTAGTTTTAGTGTTATCAAGTCTAAAAGTTGTAGATGTTATGTTGGTAACACTTCCAGCATGAGTTTCTGTTCCAGCATTATTACTTTGGACATACCATCCACTTCCAGTACCGGCTGTAGCGTTAGTAGCTGATTCAGAACTTACAACATATACGCAACTATTCCCTCCAGTTGCGTTCCAACCACCATTTGAAGATGATGAAAAGACACTAGATTTTGCCATTGTGGCGTGTATACGAATAGTGGTTGCTTTAAACCCAATAGTGATTGTAGTGTTAGTGGTAGAGCTAAATGTAGTTGTGCCACTTGCTACTTTTCTACCTAACTCAATTTTAAGTTTTGTCGCTGAAATTGCATGGCCAATTTTTAACACTTTACTACCCGCAGAGGTTGATATAGTCCCAGCAGTATTGGTTGAGAAGTAATCAGCACCAACGGTAAGACCTGTAAAATTAGAAACGACACCATCAACTTGAATGTTAATTGAGCCATCAGTCGAAACATTTTGGCCATACACTGCAAAACCAATAAAATTATACGCCGCCTCAGCCGCCGATGTAGCATCAAGCTTGTACACCTTCCCATCACTTTCTTTCTGGTAGAGTGCAATCGGTGTGCTAGTCGAGTTAATTGCTTCACCTGCAGTCATAGCAAATTGAAAAGCATCAACCCAGCTATTAAGTTTGCCGTTTGAGTCAGCAATAGGAATTTTTGAGGCCGTTGACGTAGCAGTTGGCGTGTCAACCGAAGGCATAAACACCCAAGCTGAAGCAGTAACAGCAACACCAATTACTTTGCGGTATGTGCCTGCTGTGGCGCTCACCGTTGCAGTGTCAGATAAGTACACTGGCGCTCCTTTTGTCAGGCCTGAGCCAGTAAAAATAATAGACCCAGGAAAATGTACTTTGCCATAATCATTCAGTACACCCCCATCATAAGCGACCGCAAAAACTTTATCTAAAAGCGTTGAGTCAGTGGCTACCGCTTTAAGATATTTTCCGCTTGTACTGTCTACATAAAGCACATCACCGTATGAAAGCGTGGTTCCGTATTGTGCGCCTACATTACGATGTACGGTACTGTAAGTTAAAAGAATATCTGGAGAAACAGATAATGGAGCTCCCGTAGAACCGGTTGCCATTCCTGCTAAATATTCTGCGGTAGTAGATTGTTCAACAAGACCTTTTTGTGTAGGAGATGAGTCTGGCGCTCCGGCAAAAGTCAGCGCATCAGCGTATGCCTTAGTCGCCAGTTGATTATTATTAGTAATACTAGCTGTGTCATCATATTCAAGCGGAGTCGAAGCGTTAAGCATCGTTGTACCATCCAATAAATCATTCATGTATTTTATATGCCCAAAATCAGTGATCATAGCACTTGAACCAATTCTGTGTTCACGAGCTGCGCCGTTTGTTTGCACACCTTGCCGAGAGACGCTTTTAATGTTCGTTAAAGCAGTGCCCGCAAGATCACATAAAATGTATTCTTTTTGGGTACTCTCACCATCGAGTGTGAAATAGTACTTGCCAGAAGGCAAAGCAACACCATCATCATCGGTCGCGGATTGAAGCGTGGCGGATGTTCCGCCTACTGATAATTTAGTCGCAAGGCTAGTCCTAAAATCAGCAACGATTTTAGCCAGCTTAGTAGCCATATATTATTGATTAGTAGATAAACCATCTAAACTTACTTGTTGTTTTTGTCGTGAACCTCTTGGCATCCTGTTTTCGAAAAGTAGAATGTCCCACAAGGTTTGTTGATCAAAGCTGAAATAGCCAATACCTTGAGGAATAATCTTGATTGCGATTTTTCTAAACTTACCTGTGCGTATTTTCATTTCCATAAAATACCCATAAGCAGTTGATACCGCATCTCCTCCTATCGGAGCTTCACCAATGTAATGAGCACCCACCGTTTCGCTATCGTTATAATTCACATACGACCCACTACCGACGATTGTCCCGACATGCTGGTATCCTGTTTCGTCAGTGTTGATGTACACTTTCGCACTTTGATCAACATCGATACGTCCCTTGAATCGCAATCGACGAACTTTTGACAAGTTATTTTCTGAAATAACATGCTCTTTACCTTCCCAATAAGCGGTGATGTTATCGCTCATGTCATCAAACCCGCTAAACAAGTCGTACACCGTTTTAGTAATTGAATCACCGACGTATAAATGACTGTTGTCTTGAATAGCCATCTTGCCACTATACCCAACTACATCAACCGTTTTTTCCTTGATGTTACACATTAAAATGCGGTTGTTATTATCCGCGTCTAACGTTTTACAGAAAACTAAAATCCAGCGGTCATAACTCGCAAAACCGGCTGTAGAATAGTCGTAATTAGAGAACTGAAAATGAGGAAATAAAATTGTAGGTTCAACCGCTAACGTCGTGACGTTCTTTTGTAAAATCGTCATCTCTGGTTTGGTTGGGTTGTAGGTATTGATGAAGAAAATACCTTTATTCGTAGAGAGTGACGCCCTAAAGTACGGAATACCAATTTCTTTGCGGTAAACCTCATTAGTTGCACCTAAGTCATCCGCATCAAGCGTGAGTTTGTATGTACTATTAGTTTTCATCGAATAATAAGCCCCGTCTTGTCCAATCTCTACTTTAAGAATTGCATCACCACCTTCATCTTGCGCAAACACAAACCCCTCACTCGCTTGACGAGGTGAAGATTTAGAAAAATCAGCCACACCTTTAAGTGACGAATCCTCCCATTGATAATTAGAGGTTACGGCTCCTGTAGTTACCGTTGAAAAAGTAATGTTGTACGCTCCCGTTGCGTAGTTAATTGTTCCTGTACCGCCATAATTTGATGTGAGCACGCCTAATTGATTTTCCGTGAATGTTTCGGTTCCTGCCATGACCGAGGCCGAAAATGTAACAGCGTGACAACTACGGCGAGACCCACCACCCTTAAACGCCAACGTACCGGAGTAGTTGGTTGATCCTAACACGCCGATTGCCTCACCTGTTACAGTTGTGTACACGGTCGAATCTTGGCGGTCGATATACGAACCATACAAACCAGTCTTGTCTTTATCTGACCTGTTCCACAAAAGCGTTCGACCACGATCAATTAAGATATAACCTTTAAAATTTTTAGATGAGTTATAAATATCAATCGGACTTCCAGGATGTGAATTGATAATCTTGTAATATCCATCAGTGCAGTTCACGTAGGTAAAAGCACCCGCAAGTGACGAGTAGTTAGCAAACGTCACTTCAGTATTTTCGCCAAGACCAGTAATTGAATTTTGCCACGCTGAACCATCCCAGTATTTAACGATTGTACCGAATTTGGCATACAAAACGGTTGTTCCGTCGGTTTTGTAACCTTTCCACACCCCTGTCATACTTCCTGCCGATCCTTCAGTACCTAATGTAGTTCTTCCTCCGACAAGAACTTGTTTACCATCTTGCGTAATAAAATTCAGCGCATCTTGAGCAGCATCAAGTGGGATAATTTCTGGGTCTAGTACATTGTGAACTCCGCTTTTGAAAAACGGAATGTCTTTAGAAGTCATACTAATAATTCTGTAAATGTGCATTCCACAATGCCATTGAATCTACATAATCCTTGTAGGCCACTTCGTTTTCTTTGGCGTAACTACGCGCTTTATCAAATAATTGAATCACCATGTCATCAACAGCCATACCGTGGTATATCGCGTGTTGGAAGCGTTCAGGGAAAATAGGAGAAGTTGCGCCGGTAATGTCTGTAGGTACAGCTTTATAATCGAACAAATATAAAGCACCACTCGGTTGCGCGTAAGGGAATGTAATTACACTGTTGCTGTAATCGACGTAACAAACACCATTAGTATTCACGTATTGCCGACGATCAGACCAGTTCACCACTTGAAATGGTGAGTAATTAGTCGAGCCAGCTGGGGCGATAAAAACTACGCATGGTTTAGCGTTAATTTGTGTCGAGTATGAATTGTCAGTGTAGTTGTAATTCTCAAGCAAGTGAGAAAAGTCACTAGGAAACGCAATAGTGGTTGTCGTTGTCATCGTTCCAGTTTTTTCTTTTTTTAAAAATTCCCATATTCGAGAATCACAAATCCGATGATAGATTTTATTGAGTAAAGCAAGCTCTTGTGTAGTGCTTAGCTCAGTAAGATCATCAACGTATTGTTCAAACAAAGCGATAATTTCTGTTCCTGTCATAAATGGCAACTAATAGGTTAGTCTCACCCCTCGTGCACAAGAGGTGAGTTAAAGTACTAGTAAGAATTGTCGTAACGAACCAAGAAGACTGAACCGGTAACTGTATTAGCTAACGTACCCGTAGCTGCCGCACGGATACGAAGCCGCCCCCCGAAATTGAGAGGCGGCTATCAGAATTTAGCGAGCAATCAATACATCAAGGAATTTCTTAGCACCATCAGCGAAAGTTTTTACACCGCCAAGGTATGAAGAGAAGATGTTTGAACCGCGACGATCAGAACATGGGCGGATATCAACTTCTTTTTTATCCTGCAAAACAGCGTCAATAGCACCTTTTTTACCGTAGTAGCAGTGTAAGAAGTTCTTAGTCCATGTGTCTGTACCATCAGTAAGAGTTTCACTCACAACAAGAGCACCAGAACCAATACCAACTACCGTCATAGTATTAGCGGTGTTGTCGTTGGTCGCGGTCAAGCGGAGCTGCTGTTGGATAATCGCTTGATTAGCGGCAGAGAGCGCAACACCGTTAGCAGTCGTTGTACCAGGAGCGTTGATGAGAGCGGTTAAGTTAGCGCGAGCTGCATCAGCCGAGCCACCGATCAACACATTGCCAGCAGTTACGCCAAGAACCGTTTTGAACGTGAACGTTACCCCACCAATCGTTACCGTGTCGCCATCAGTCGGCTGAGTAGCCATTGCAAACAACGCTTCACCAGTAAGATTGTTAGAGATGTACAAATCAGCATTTTTAATCGGGCCAGAAAAACCATTCTTAAGCACAAAGCCAGCAAGATCAATACTTTTTGACATGATGTACTGCTCAATATCCGACGCGATGAATGGATCAACAACGAATACCAAGTTGGTGAGCATTTGATTTTGTGCGTGTAATTTCGCTGGCATGCGAGCAATCATCTGTGGAACAGTGGTACTCGATAAAGTAATTGCCGTACCGCTCGACGAAAGAGTGGTCAGGTCGCCGTTATCGAAGTCATAAAGAGCGTTGCGTGTTTCAGCGAAACAGCGAGCATCCCAATCATTTGATAGTTTGATAGCAACTTCACGACCGATAACCTGGCTTGGATTAAGCGGGCCAGTTTGGGCCATTTCTCCATCAGATAGATGAATGTTTGCTTCTTTTTCAAGATTGATGGTCAACAGTTCTGAAGTATCAGAGATAGAGTCAATCGTTGAAGCAGCACCACGTACGGTATCGCGGACGTACACACCGGAAATATCAAACGCAACGCGCTCAACACTTTCACCGTATTTGAGTACCGGTTCAAAACGCATGTTTACGATTTCTTTTGCAACGTTTACCTTATTGAATGTTTCTTGATACGAATTATCAAAGTGTTCTTTATAAATAGCCAAAGACATAATTACATTTTGCCGAAGAGGTCTTTGGAGATCATTTCGTTATATTTCTTTAAGAGATGTGGGTTAGATTTAATCTCGCGGAAATACTCTATATCCGTATTAGCTCGCTTAACATCGACCTCACCCGCTTCAAGTCTTGAATTGCGTGAGTTAGCAACGTCGAGCGTTCTTTTACCAGATACCAAATGACCGTAGGCCTCCTCTATTAGTTGAGTAAAGGTTTTGTTGGCATTGGCTGGATTGAGCGAGAGAGTTTTAATTACTTCTTTGTTGACGACACCATCGAATTCAGGTAATTGCTCAAGAGCTTTCGTAAAGTGTTGGTTAAACACCTTGTCAAACTTTTCGGCTTTTTCCTTTTCTTCGATGGGGCGCAACTTAGAAGAAAGTTCCTCCTCGACTTCCTTCTTCGCCTCCTGCCGCACAGCGACTGCAAAATCTTCTAAGAAATCTGCATCGACACCGTGTTTTTCGGAGAGTGCTTTGATCGTGGCGTTGACTTCTTTTTTAGTCGCGCCATCCTCAATAGAGCGTTTAAGCTCTTTCATCTCTTTAGACATCGCCTTATATTCCTTTTTAAGATCAAGGAATGAGGATAGAGGTACCGTCTCCTCCTTAGGCTCTGTCTTTTTGGGATGTAGAACATCTCCTACTGTTTCCTCTTTCACTTCTGCTTGCGCTTTGGTGTCCGCTTCGGAATTTGCGGTGGTTGAGTTAAGCTCCTCAGCCTGAGCATTTTTGACTTCAACAGTCATAGAACAACAGTTTTGCGTCCTGTCTCGACGGGGTTTTATAACTCCACCCAGAAGTAACACGGTAATGAGTACCGCACTGTGCCCCCAATAAGGGACACTAGCGAGACTTATTCTTCCGCAAGAGCTATTAAATACTCTTGAAGTTCTTTAGCGTTTTTCTTTGCGCGTTTTAGAGCGCGTAAAATATCGAGAGTTGCTTTCATCTTGATAATCGCAGTTCGCAACTTCATTTCATCTTCTGAACAAAGCGACATGGCAATCTCGAGCTGTGAGACAAAATCTTTTTCAAGATTCTTAACAAGAATTTTTCCACCTTCTTGCTCAAGAACTGCATCAAGTGCTTTGAACGTTCCAAGATCAGCAAGCAACTCCTTTTTTTCTTCGCTTTTTTTCATATTTAGAATTCAACATCTACACTTAAACCAGTTTGTTCTTTAACCTCGTTTAAATCTTCGCGATATTGTTTAAAAGCCACTTCAATTTCTTCTAATTTTTTTTCACAAACTTCTTTGAGTTCCTTTGATTTTTCAATGATAACTATTGCTGTTTTTTTCTCTGGTGCCAGGTCTAAAACTTCGGGGTGGAACGAAACGACATTATCTATCTTGGCCTGCTCCAACTTGATCTGTCCCTCTAATTCCTGTTTAGTTCGTTTGAGTTTTTCAATATACACATTTACATCTTCAAGACGAAACTCAGAAGAAAAATCGGTTTTTTCGATTATTGTTTTCCCCTCTTCTTGTGATTTAACTTTGTATGTCGCCATAAGGTTGTTCTTGATTAAGTAATTGAGTTTGGTCGGGTAATTGTTTAGGGGTAGCTCCATCTAGCGGCATTGTCCCCATTTGTCGCATTTGGTCTATCTGTTCATTCTGGAACTGTCGCGCTTCGTTACGCATGATTATCGGGTCGAGCATGTCGATATAAGCCGCGATACGTTCAAACTGTTGCATGTCTATGTCTTCTTTATGATCACGGAGATAATCGACCATGCGTTGTTTGTAAGCATTGTTTGCTAATTCATTAGGTTGAATTTCTTCATCTTCTAAAAGCGATTCAAGATCACGATCACACTCACTCATAATTTCAGCGTTACCGTAGGTAGTCGTATCAAGTAGTTGCTCTATCTCGTCTTCTGTGAACCCAGAGATAGAGGCTTGCATCTCGAATGATTTTTGTTGATTGATTTTTTGGTTTTGTGCTTGTGAAGCTAAGAAGTTGAGTTTTAGTTTCTTATCTTGTTCAGAAGCTAATGTTTGCGCGTTAGAGGCTGTAACCATTACTCCGTAATCATCGTCTTTTTTAAAAATATCTGTCCGTTTTATCTCTCTCACCTCTACTCCATCGGGGCCGACAATATCGACAGCTACTTTCTTTGTGAGATGATCGCGGACACCAATCTCGTACAATTTTGCAAACCGTTTGTACCCGAATGAATACGATTTATTAAGTAGACCGAACCTGTCAGCGGCGGCAGCTTGGTTTCCTTCGTAAATCCCAACCTTTCCACCTTCGTCAGCTACACCAGCCGTACCATCAGTTACACCAGAGGCTTTCGCTTGGATTCCTTCGAGCAAGTTATATACTTCAATCGGTGTGTTAATACTTGGTGTTTGAACTGTTTGGTACACTCGTTTGATGTCGTAATCACCTTTTGTTTTTATAATTCCATCACGTCGGTATTTAAGCTCTGCCAAGTTCTCAATTGCGGTTACATTCACCACGCGCATTGGCTTATTGATTGCCTCAGCGTTATCAAGCATCTGATTGATTGACACATCTTGAGCCATGAAAATGTCACGGACATAATCAACGTATGATGGTGTCCAGAACTCAGTCATGTCTGGAAAAGCCGCCCACGTCCACACCGGCCACATTGGATAATCCATGCCACGAGGCGTAGAGAATAGTTCTGATAATGGTTGGCAACGAATACACCGACCACTATTATCAAGAACGAGATAGTACCTCTCACCGTCTTCTTGCCACGTAGTAAGCCAACGCCAGAATTTATAGCGTGTTGGATCACTAGTTTGTTTCTTTTGCAAAATATTAGTTCCGTAAACCCGCGCTTGCTTGTTTGTTTCTTCTTGTGATTGCTCAGAATAATTACCAGAACCATTCAACAACTCGTCTACTGCCCATTTATAGAACTGTTTATTTTTTGCACCTTCCTTTAACTCCCGCTTATCAAGAGAGACCGAATAGCAGCCAAGGTGACGAGCTTCTTCAATATCTAACCCCCCACACGTCGGATCAATTAAAAAGTCATACACATCAATCGGTTCATAGTGCGAGCGGTATTCTCGGTTAATCGAGTCGGCGTAGTACCAGTTGATAGACCGACCGTAAATGATTGCTTGTTTTTTTCCGACAATATCTTTTAAATCCCAAAAACCAGAGTCCTGATCTGATTGACGCAAAGAATTTAAATTCTGAACTCTTTTTAATTGAGAATTTTTTCGTTTGGTAAATTCAAAAACAAGAGGATTATCAATCTTAGACAACAACGTATGTACAAATTCTTGTGTTCTTCCAAGCGAAACATTAGCCCGTGATTCTTCGAGCTTTCTTTTTTTGGCGTAGTAAAGTTCTTCGTTCAAATGCCAATTGTTAATCTTACCCTGTTTAGGAACACGAGCTAACGCGATTTCTTCTATCGCTTGAGCAGCTATTTTTTCGACCGTTTGTTTGTTCATAAATGTATATATCTCGACAAAAAAAAGCCCTGCCTCTCACGCCGCCTTGCGAGAGGCGTGAGTGTTGCAAGGCTATTTTGTATCGAGATGTTAAATTCCTATTTCGTTATATAACGGTTTAGATTCTTCAAGGTTAAAATCTTTTTCTACTTTCTTAACTTGCGCATAATCCTTAGTCTGCCACGCAATAGCGACCGCAATTAACAAGTCAAAATGTCGTGTGGTCAATCGTGGGTCATGTTCATCATCGATAAGGTCATTACGGGTATATGATTTTAGTTCGTTAATCAAGTTAATATCGTTGAGAATAAGCAGACCATCTTCAACCACTTTGGCAAGCGCGAAAATCATTTTCGGCTTCGTTAATCCGTTAGTCTCCCACCCATATTCTGTAGGTGCTGAGCTACCAACCTTAGTGTCTTTTCCAGGTGTCTTGAGTAGATTGACTCCAAGCTGTCGGGCGCGAGCAATTGTGGTGTGGCCGTGATTGTTTTTCTCGATTCCAACTACTACACCAGGGAAAAAGTTAGCTTCTCTATTGACCTCATCACCAAAAACTTCTGGCTTAATCGTATTATTAGCAAACGTTCCAACTACCTGAGCCGGTACCGTTTCAAAGTCAATGAATGCCGACGTTGAACTATCAAGACCTACGCCACCCGCTACATCGTGGCCACTACCGTATCTGTGAGACGGGTCATAATTCTTAAATATCTTGAACCCCGCAACTTCTTTGATCGGTGCTTTAGGCACCATGTTATCAAGCGTTTCTCGGTCAAAGAGAATGTCCTTAGATGCCGACGGTTTACACAATCTTTCACCCTCAAAATCTTCATCATCACGACGCATGATCTCAATTTCAGCTTCTGAATATCTATCAGGCCACATTGACACACCATTCTTAAGAATAGGTGTGATAAGTACTCGACGACGTTCAGCTGGTTTAGTGATAAGCGAATGCACTGTTCCGCTCTCCGATACGTAGTTACACGTATAAAGACAACCCCCATTCTTAGCGAGACCAGTACGCGCTTCTTCCATGTTCTCACTGATTGCCTTTGTTTTTTTTGCGGATCGAAGAGTAGTACGATTCTCAAAATCTTCAAACCAGATAAAATCTGGCCGAGATTCTTCTTGTATAGCGCCGCGTTGATCTGTGCCAACCGAATCAGCAACTACCTTGATACCCGTGGTAGTCGTGAATGACGCCATAGTCTCTTCACGCTTCTTATTTGTTTTTTCAAAAATCTCTGGATACATTGCCGAGACTTTCGAGCTAATAAGAGCGTTGTAGATGTCAGTGACAATCTGTTTAGAATTGTCAGCATCAGCACAAAGAACTTTGAAATACTTTCTAAAATGAGCTTGATCGTTCGCAATACAGAATGTCACAAAGAGTTTAGTTCGGGCTGTTTTAGCCGCTCCTCGGAAAGCCGCATTGACGAACGAGAGTAGATCACTTTTATAAAGTTGAATGTTGCTGTCATCGATCTCTTTATGGAACTCAGCATCTTTACTCGTAAAATATTGAGGGAAGAAATACCGAGCCCACAAATTAAATTTTAAATTTATTTTTTCTACCGTCTCATCTTTAGCAAACAGAAACAACGCCTTTTTTGCGCTTTCATTGTTACTGTTTAAGATTTCGAGAATTGAGGAAGTCATTTAATAAGTTATTAGTTTTTGCAAGTTCTTCTGTAGTAGGATTAAGGTCTTTACCTTCCTTACCAGTAAGCTCTGCTCGCTCGCTGAACTCATCTTTCTTTTTCCGCTTCATGTACTCAAAAGCGTATTGTGGTGTTTTTAAACTTTCCATAATCGTCTTTCGAGCTTTCAAAAATGGTTGATTCCGTAATGCGTCGAACCTTTCTTTCATTTTCGGGTTTTCGTTAATCCAATTATAGAAAGATTGTTTGCTAATATCAGCGAAAAGACAGGCTTCTTCAACGGTACAATCCATCATAAAAGCCTCCTCCAGTTTTTTGACGCTCTTTTCCGCTAAATTAGACAATTTAATGAAATTATCTGATGATTTTCGTTAATTGATTGAGCGAACTTACGACCGTTACGAATAACAATCTTTTCTCTAATTGCTGGTTTTTTTTGTTCAACAATTTTTACTTCTTCAACGACAGGCACTGTCGGTGTGTCTTCAATAGTTACTACAGGTTCAGTAGAACCTATTACTAATTCTTTTTTTGGTCGTCCTTTTGGCATAAAATTTATATTTGAGAGTTTGAATTTTTTTTAACTAAATTCACAAGCTTTTTTTCT